ATGGATTTCGTCGCGGCGCAGGCCGAGGTCGGCAGAGGTTGGAACCCCAACGTTGTCGTCCCCAACCTTGGGCGACAGTCGTTCAGCGCCGCCATGCCCCGCAACCTCTCCGCGCTCCTGCGCAGCGTCGGTCGCTCGCCCCAAATCTGGGTTCAGCGCCAGGCGGGGGTCGGTCCAAATCTGGATCGGCCCTCCAACGGAGGACGGACAATCCAAATCTGGGGCCTCATCAAGTCGGCTTTCTGGAACGGGAAATCCGGTGTCGGATAACCCCCCCGGATAAGGGGTGGGATAAGCCCCCCCTGCACCACATGCACCCCTGCATGACGTGCCCCCCTGCACGGTGTGCACCCCCACGCGCGCGGGTCAGCCAGCCGCGGGTTTGACAAACCCGATTGGGATCATCCGTGCCCCACGCGCGCGGGTCAGCCCTTCCGCCGCCTGATCTTCCACGCGCGTTCCCGGCACCGGCTTGAACACCACTTCTGTTCCGGCAGGGGCGCAGGGATCTCCTTGCCGCAGCACTGGCACGGCCGGGGCCCGGCCTCGCGCCTGTAGACCGCCGCGCATGCGTGGCTGCAACAGGTCTGGTCGGGGATGCTCGCGTTGAAGGTTTTGCCGCAGACGGGGCAGGTCTGCACCCGTGCCGCCTTGTCCCGCACCCGCCGCGCCAGCCGCTGGCAGGTGATGCTGCAGAACCGCCGATTGGCCGGCGCCTCGGGCGGGATCGGGGCGCCGCAATGCAGGCAGGGCGCCCGGTCGCGTTTGTCGTCAATGCGGCCGGCGGCGAGGATCTCGCCATAATCCGTATTCTTGCACGTCTTGGAGCAATAGACCGCATCGGCGCGCTTGTGACCGGGGATCGGGGCGCCGCACCGCTCGCAGCGCCGCGTCATGTCTAGAGGTTCGAGCGAACCGCCATCGTGACCGCGGATTCTCCGTCCGCCTCGCGCAGCCTCCAGAGCGCCGCGTGATGCGACGTGCGGCACAGGTCCGAACAGAACTTGTGATGATCCTCGGGAAGCGGCTTGTGGCATCGCTGGCACCTGGTACGCTCGATCAGGGTTCCGCTCTCGATGGTCCATTCCGGTTGCCCCTCATTCCAACTCGGCCGCTTGGCGCCCGCCTTGCGAAGAGCTTCGGCCACCATCGCGGCGGCCATCTCGTCGGCCGCCGCCCATTTCCACCCTTGCAGGCAGAGGCCAGAGCGAATCGCGTGGCGGAACGGCCCCTCGAACGCGAACAGGCTTGCCGCGTGCCCCTCGGTGAACGCTGCCCGCATCTGCGCCGCCATGGCGTCCGTGAGCCGGTCGACACGCACCGCCGCCATCTTGCCCCGCCGCGCGTCACGCTCGCGGCGCTTGAGCGCGCGGTGCATCTCCATGGCCTCGGGCGTGAGCATGAGCATGGCCCTATTCCGCCCAGTCGATGAATTTCAGCGCGTCGGTCACGGTCGCATCATCCAACCCAGCCTCTTTCGCCGCTGCCATTGCCTGAAGCATGGCCCCCAGCGCCCGCGCCTTGCCGCCATGGTCGAAAGCCTGCATCGGCCTCACCACGTCGATGGACACAGCGCCCCCGAGCTTGCGGGATGCTTCCTCGGCCATAAGGTTGGCAACGGGCTGAAGGACGAGCTGCGCCAGATGCCGTTGCGCCTCGCGCACGAGCGGGCCGGTGGTCGCCGGATTGGTCAGCCCCGGCAGGACGCCATAAACGCCGAGGATCGCACCCTTGGCCTCGGTCAGCATCTTGTCGGCCAGCGTCCGCGCCAGATCGGGCGAGAGCTGGTCCGGTGACTTGCCGATATTCGGGTTCATGCCTGCCGCGGTCGACTGCGCCACACCCTCGATGACGAGAGCAGCGCCGCGCTTGCCACGGAAGCCCGCGCGCAGCGCCTCCATGTCGTCGGCCGATCCCTCTGGAACCGGCACGATCTGGGAGCCCAGGGGCGCGTCACGGAACACGTCCCGCAAGGCCGTCTCCACCTCGCCCAGAAGCTCGGCCGAGATCTGCGCCCGTTTCAGCGGGGGAGAGCCCGCCCAGGGTGTCACCGGATCGCAGCCGATGCGGAAATGCAGCACCTCGGGCGCCAGAACGGTTTCGCCGCGGTTGCCGCCCACCTCGGGCACCTGGACGCGATAGGCCCGCGGCTGGCCGTCGCGGGTGGACAGATCCCAATCAATCGCGGGAACCAGCCGATCGCGGATCAGGAACAGGGCCTCGCCCCGGAGCGCGAGGGCGCGCGCGCAGAGCGCCATGGTCTGCCGGTCCAGCATGTCGGTCCCGGTCACGTCCGCGAGGCTCATGCCCGCTTCCCAGAGGCCCACGGCCGTCTGCACCGCGGCCGTCAGCTCGCCCAAGCCCGCAGTCCCGGCGATAAAGCTTGCCCGGCTCGCCATGACGAGCGCGGTGTATCCCGTGCCCGTGGCCCGCGTCTCCATGGGCTTGCGGCGGAAAAGGCTCATCAGGCCCATGTCAAAGCCTCCAACGGTTGAGGTGGTGGACCGCGCCGCGGAAGGGTTGCCGGTCCTGGTGCATCTCCCAGGAGCGCGCCTCGATCTGCGCTTGCGGGTAGGCCGGCACGGTCACGGCCGAGACCTCGAACAGGTCCGCGCGGGTGATCGTGCGCAGCAGACCGCCGCCGCGCTGTTCGATCCGCTCGCCCCCGGCCGCGACACGGAAGCCGGGGGAAAGCCCCCGGATCAGGCCGGCGGCATGGGCGGCAAGGAAGTCCCGCGCCCAGCTGGTGCCGCCGTCCACCGTCGCCTCGATCTCCACCGCAAGATCCGTGCTGCGAAGCGAGAGCGTGCCCGCCGCCGTGCTGGCGAGGGGCCGGGCATAGTCGTGTTGCGCCAGCAGGTGGATTTCGCCGCGCTGCTCGATCCGGTTGGCAAAGGCGCGCGGGGCGATGATCTCGTGCCGCCCCGGCGCCAGTTCCGTGGCCGCGCCATAGGGGAACCGCGCAGAGAGGCGGGTTGCCCCGCCTTCCTGCCGGATCTCCAGAGCGCCGAGAGACGCCCCCCAGAGCATCACGCCACCTGCACGCCGGTCAGGATTTCAAGCTGCGCACCGCGCGCAACCGTGATGTCCATCGTGGTCAAGGCCGTCAGGCGCAGGCCACCCGAGGCGGCATCGCTGAACGGATCGCGGATCAGATCCACCGCGCCCCACATGCCGACGAAAACCGGCGCCACGCCGCCCGCCGAGGTGGTGAGAAGCGAGGTGCAGGCCGCGGGCGTGCCGGTCGGAGCCTCAAGCGCCGTCGAAGACATGGCGATGCCGCCCATCTTCTCGGCCATCCGGTCGAACTCGAATTTCGGCGCCGCAGTCGCGGTGAGCTGGTCCTCCATGAAGTCCCAGACTTCCGGCCGGATCAGGGCGCGCACATCGGCGGGGGTGGATGCGGCATTGCGCGCCATGAAGCGCACCACGGCGCCCCGATAGGTCGCCCAGGAGGCCGCGGCGTCAACCGGGGTGACGGTGACGCCATAGGTCGCGGCACCCGTGATCACGCCCAGCGGCTGCCCGGCCGCGCCGGTCCCGAGGAAGATCGCGCGATCCAGCTCCGCTGCCATCGCCCCGTTCATGTCGCGCCGGATCGCGGCTTCCAGGGCATCGCCCGATTGCAGCAGCGCCTTGCGGGTGATGCGCATCTGAACCCCAAGGTTGTGCTCGGGTTTCAGCGCCTTGTCGGTCGTGGTGTAGGGCGTCGGGTCCGCGACGGTGCCCGTCTCGCCATCCGCCCAGCCCGCCGTGACGGCAGAAGTCGCCACCGGCCATTCCACCGCCCCGGAGCCGATGGCGATCATCTGCGCCCCCATCCGGGCGGCCACGCTCGCCGGGAACAGCCGGTCGATGATCGGGCGCGTCTGCACCGGGTCCGGGGTGCCGGCCGAGACGGTTTCACCGGCCCGCGCTTCGAGCGCGAGAAGCGGCACCGGAACGCCACGATAGCCGCCGGCGCTGCGCAGCTCGGCCACGACTTCGGCGGTCTTGCCGTCCAGCGCGCGGCCTTCATTCAGGGCGCCGATCACCTGGCGCATCTGGAAGCCGGCCACCAGATCGTTCCATTCCCGGCCGGAGCGGGTTTCCAGATCGGCGCCGGCCTCGCGGCGTTCGGTGTCCTCGGCAATGAGGGCGGCGCGATAGCGGGTCTCGTTCTGGCGATATTCGCCGTCGAGCTGGTCCATCTGCCGGGTTTCGTCCTCGCTGGGGGCATCCTTGCCGACCAGTTCGGACAGCCTCTGGCGGATCTCGGATTGCCGCCGCGCGATGGTCACGGAAGTGAGCATGGGATCTCCTTTTGCTCGGTTGGCGTCTCCATCTCGGAGACGGCTTGTCGCCACGCCACGCGGGCGGGATCGGGGTCAGGGATGCCGCATTCGCGCCGGGTGTGGCGCGTGTGGCAGGAAGGGCAGAGCGATTTCAGGTTGCCGGGGGCGAACGACAGCTCGGGGTGCGTCCGCACCGGCTTGACGTGGTGAACTTCCAGCCGGCCGCGCTTGCCGCACTCGGCGCAGGCCCAGCCATCCCGCTCGAGGATCTGGTGCCGCAGCACCTTCCAGCGCCGGGTGCGGGTGACATGCCGGCTATGGCGCTTCCATTCGTCCATCACGCCCGCCTCGTCGCGGTGATTTCGAGGAAGCGGCGCCGCGGCCGGGGAACCTCCTTGATGCCGTCGATCTCCCATTCCGCGTCGTCGCAGGTGATCCGGTCGCGCGGCGTCAGGCTCGCCGTGTGGGCCGTGTGGCGCACCACGAACCGCGCGGTGACGGTGGCAAGGATGGCCCCTGCCGTGAACTTCTCGGTGTCCGAGATGTCATGCCGGGGGCCCGCGAAGGCGGCGCCATAGTCGATCCACGCCTCGTCATGGCCTCCGAGGCCATCGGGGGTGCGCACCACGCGGCGGGCCTGAATGCGGCGGTCGAGGCGGTTGGCGTTCAGATCCATGCCGCCCTCGCTTTCCGGGTCGGCGCGGCCTTCATGCGGGCGCCCTGCGCCACGGCCAGCACGGTTGCCGCCGCGGCGTCGATCCGGCCGAGGCTTCTGGCCTTGGCGAGCTTGTGGTTCCCGGCCGGGTCCACCAGCGTAATGGCGTCCGAGAAGGCCGAGCGCAGCAGCATGGAGGGCGCGACCTGCACTTCGCCGTCGAACAGCGCGCGCCGGAACCGCTCGATATCCTCGGAGCCGTCCTTCCAGCCGAAGCCGCGCCAGACGAAGGGCACGCGGGCGAGACCGGCCGCCTGCATGGCCTCGGTGAACTCGGCATGGCGGAAACGGTCGCCCACGACGCACGCAACCTCGGCCCCGTCGAGGTGCCGCACGATCTCGGCCAGCCAGGGCCCGGGCGGCACCGTCGCATCGCCCATTACGGACAACTCGCCCCGCTCCTGCATCCGCACATAGCGATCCGAGACGCCATCAGCGGCGCCGCGGTCAGCCAGCGAAGGGGTCGCGGGGAACGTGCCCAGCGCCTCAAGTCGCCCCGTCTCGGGCCAGAAGAAGGCCGCGGCGGACATGGAGCGCGAGCCGCCCAGATCGACGCCCAGGACGCAGGGACCGGCACGCTGGGGAAGCTCGTCGGGCGCCACTTCGGCCGCAAGCCACTCGTCCACGGTCACCAGAACCGACCGATCCTCGGTCGAAACCCTCTCGTTCCGGTTCAGGTTGCGGAAGCTGGACAGCGCCGAGCCGCCCCGCGCAATCGCACGCCGCGCCCGCGCCACCAGCCATTCGGGCGTTGAGCCGATGCCCTCGGCCGCGCCGGGGTTCGCTTCCAGAAGGGACGGCAGGTCGTCGGCCGGGAGCCCGAAGGCCGGGCGATGCTCCTGGACGTAGGTGCCGGGCGGGGGCTCATCCAGCCACCTTGAGAAGGTGTTCGCGTCGTCGGGCGCGCTGGTCGAGATGATCAGCGCGCGGCCGTCGCGCTTGCCCAGGCCGGACAAGACGGCGTTTTCCAACGCGTCGCCCTTTTCCCTTTCCCACGCCGCCCGCTCGTCAAGGATTGCCAGCGTCGGGGCGCCGCCCAGGATGCTTCGGCCATCGGCCGCGACCACGCGCGCCAGCCCGCCGCCGTTCGCCTCGGTCTCCACCTCAAGCTTTGATCCACGCCGGACCACGAAGGCCGCCTGATCTTCCTCGGGTAGCCCCTCGATGAAGCCCACCAGGAAGCCGAAGGCGATCTTGGCTTGGTCCCGGTTCCGCGCTGCGAAGATGATTTCGCGTTTCGGCTGGGGCTTGGGGTGCAGCGCGCCCACCAGCTCGGCCAGTGCGAGGCCGGCACTCAGCGCAGTTTTCGCGTTGCCCCTGCCGATTGACAGGACGCCCACCATGACGCCCGGCGCCAGCGATCCGCGGACGAACCGGCACTGGAACTCGGCCAACTTGAGGGGCCGCCCGGCCTTCCGGCCCTCGGGGATGTGCAACAGCTTGAGGAACTGGATTGCCCGCCGCGCCGGGTCTTTCCCCCGGATTTTTTTCAGGAGCGAGAACGCAACACTCCCACCCTCGGTATCCGGCCCTCCCAAGGCCGGGGCATTGGGACCAGATCCGCCGTCCTTGCGCGGCCGGCCTCTCGGGCGCTTCACTCGCTCGTCGGCAGGCATACGCGCACCCCACGATGACGAGCAACGATGCGCGCCGCCGCCAGCGATAGGCCAACGGGGCGTTCGGTGTCGCCGCCACGTGCATCGAACAGCATGGCCGCCTGATCGCAGATCGCGAACCGCAGATCGGTGGGCAGGTCCGCAGCATCGGCGGGTTCGGCAACCTCGGCCGCTGCCAGCACGTCGCCGGCCGCCGCAGCAAGCATAAGCTCGATGGTCGCGTCCTCATCGTCCGTGTCCACGCGGGCATGTGCCTTCGTCGGCGCGATCAGCGATGCAAGATCCATGGCGACCCCAATAGGTAAGCAATGCTGTCTTATATCATGGGTCAATATAGGTCAGCAAGAGTTACCTATATGTAGTGGGCACACTACCGTCACCCGCTCCTTCCCCCCGCATGCAGGGGAAGGCCCTTCGCTTCCTCGATCCGTATCCGCGCGATGCCCGGTATCGGGGGCCAGCCGCCTTCCCGCAGGCTTTGCTCCTGCCCCGGTCGTGGGAGCCGTCCCCGTTTCCGGTCCCCGGTCGTCGGCCTGACTTGGCCTTTGCCGGTGGGTTTCGTTGTCGCGCATCTGAGCGGCCCAGAAGGAGCCGGTTCCGCTCGGGTCGGGTGAATGCCCCGGATCGTCATACCCCGTTGATCTGGCTCAACGGTCAAAGGCGAGGGCGGTTGATGGGATATGCCCGGCTCATGGTCCGGTCTGCTCGCGATGGATGGACGCCCCCGCACCGCGCCCGAGGCACGGGGGCGAGGGTGGGTCAGTCGTCCCGGTGAACGGCCCGGTGATGCGCCCGGCAGAGCCACGTCACATCAAGGGGGCGGTCATAGTCGTGGTGGTGGGCTTCCGATTTCGGATCGCCGCAGACTTCGCAGGGCTGTCGTTCCAGCAGGCCCAGGCGCATGGCGTTCTGCACCGTGAGGTGGGCGAGGTAGCTTCGCGGGTTCCGCTTCCGCCAACGCTGTTGCCGGGTCGGCCTCCGGGTGCTATCGTCTGCCTCGGTTACTTCATGTTTGCCCTCGGTCGCGGTTGCCGCCGCACCGGGGGTTTTCCTTGCCTCCATCATCGCGCCCCCTCGACAAAGCCGGTGAGGCCCTCATCGGTGAGGCGCTGGCGCACCTGGTTGGCGTGGCCCAAGGACAAACAGCCGATGATTTCGACGGGCTCGCCGGGACGGTGCACGATGATCGTCGTGCGGCCGTCCCGATTCTCGACGCGGTAAAAGCCCTTCGGCTTCAGCTGGAACAGGTCTTCGAGGTCCAGATCGGCTGCGGAGAACATCACAGGCCCTCCCGACGCGTCCGCGCCGCGTCCAGCTCGGCCCGTCGCCGCAGAACATCGTCGGCAAATTCGCCCGCCGCTTCGCGCACCTCGGCTTCCGTCAGGGCGCCGGAAATGCCACCTTGGGCGACGAACTCCTTCTCGCGGGCTTTCTCGATTTCGCCCAGCTTGGAGTCGGCCATGCGGATCAGCGACCGGATCGCCTGCGCGATGTGGTCCGGTTCGAGGGCGTAAAGTTGATCCTGGACGAGGTCCAGCGAGGTCAGCAGCCCCCGCAGGTCTTGCAGCATGTCTTGGGTCGCCTCGAAGGCGCGGAGCTGGTGCGGGCGGATCATGCTGCCACCTCGCGCGCATCGATCCACGCAAGAACCTCGGCCTCGCGCCAATAGCGGCGCCTGGCGATGTAGATGGGCCGGGGGAAATTCAGTTCAGGGTCGTTGAGCCAGCGCCACAGGCTCATGTCGGAGATGCCGCCGCACAGATCGCGCACGGTGGCCGAGGGGATAAGCTTGCGCTCCATTTGGTGCCTCACGTTTGTGAACGTGAGACCCAAGTAGCCACCTTGCGCCGCCCGAAGCTAAATGCCTAATTTCGACTATCCGACCTCAATTCATGCATAGCGGCCTCGATTGGCTTGCGTAGGTCAGCCTTGATGCCCGCGCACTGGTAGATGCGGACGAGCATCCGGCTAAATGGCGTCTCGCCCCCGTTCCAGAATGTCGGGTCCGTTCCAGTCAGATCACGAAAAGCCCGTGCCGCCGCCGCTGCCGTGCGATAAGCGCGGCGATCTGGACGCCTGCCGGGTCCGGTGCCTGCGGCGGCAATGGCGCGCTCAGCGGGTCCGATCAGCGCCACTTCGAGTGCATCAAGGTGCGTCAGCGCCGCAAAGTCTACCCATTGACCCTTGGGGCGCGCACTGTATTCGTTCAGCCTTTCGAGACTCGTCCGCAAAGCCTCGTCGTCACCGTCCTTTATAGAGGACACAATATTCGCTTCGACGTCTTCGCGCTCATTCCTGTCCGCGTGATTTCTCGCAAGGCTTCGCGCGTGCCCGTCCAGCGCCTGAATGCGCTTTCTCAGTTTCCGAATTTCCGCCCGGATGCCGTCGATCTCTTTTTCGATGGCCCTTGGATTTTCCCATGGATCGGGCAAAGTCGCGCCGTAAATGCGGGTGGCATGACACGTAATAGATTGCGCTGTCGTCTGATCGCAAGTCGCCTCATCGATTCCGGCAACCTCGGCGCAGATGCGTCGCAAATCCTCGTGAGAACAAGGCTTAGGCAT